TTACAAACTTTCCTTGNTGTATAGCATCNACAGGTCTATTGTTTCCTTTACTTTTTACAAATTTAGATATTTTTTCGTTGTATAAAATAGGAAGTAATATAGCATCACATTTGTTTACTAAATTTTCTTGTTTGTCAAAACTCCAATCCTCCCACCAATCAGGATCGTCTTTATTTTTATTTGTTATTACATCTAATTTAATTTTAGGATGTACAAGTTCTAAAGTTGCTTTTATATTATCAAATGGAATTTTATGTAAATTTTTTCTTGCGCCATAACATACTAAATGCACAGTATCATTTTTCTCAAATACTTTTTTTATAGGTTTAGTCTTGGTGCGTTCAGTTAAATCTTCGATTACATAACATTTTTTATCAAATAATATTTCTACTTGTTTTGCAAGATATTTACAAGTTGCAACAAAACAAGAACAATGTTTTGAAGCTCGAGTGTATAATTCACGGGTTTCATTTTTGAAAAATTTGTAATCAGAAATATCACAAATAAATTTTATATTTTTTTCTATTAAATTATCTAAAATATTATTAGTAAATTTTTTGCCAAAAACAAACAATCTTTTATCATTTGATTGTATGTCTGCTATATCAGTTATTAGTCCGTTGTTTATGTTATTCATATTCTCAAGCAACAAAGTACCTCTTGATCTAAAACTGTATCTATTGTGTTCTTTGTCACTTACATAAAAATACATTATTCTTCCTGGTATTCAGATAACAGTCTACGGATTTCGCCCCAAGTACCTAAGTCTATGTAATCTTCTACTTCTATTCCTTCAGTGTTATAAAATGGTGTATATATCATTTTACTACTATCAACTTTTTTCTTCAGTGTGCTTTTTTCCATATACTCTATCGCTGGCATAAAAGAGTTTGCTTTAAATGCAAAGCTACACCAATATGCATTAAATTTTGTGAAGTCAGTCTGTGGCTTGTCTTCATAGAATTTTACAATATTATTTTCCATTTGCAATGCACCTTTTGTAGATAACATTGCTGGATCTTTTTCTTTTTTGTAAAAGAATACAAATTCATTATTTTCTAATTTATCTTTTACTTGTGTATATAAATCTTCTGTGCCACGTAGTTTCAAAATTGTGTCAGGTAGTAAAACAACGTTATCTTCACCAAACCATTGATAGGCACTTTTTATTGCACCTGTATATTCTCTTTCTAATGGATTTTGGTATACAAAAGCGATATTATATTTGTGTTTATATTTAGACAAATATCCAACTATGTCAGTTTTAAGTTCATTTATAACTACAACAAAATCTACGCTATTTCTGTCATAGTCTTTAAACCAGTCAAAACTATAATCGATTAATGCTTGATGTTTATCTAGTCTTAATATTTCTTTAGGATAAGGCAAGTTTAATCTTGTGCCTTTTCCTGCAGCAGGAAGTATTACTGTTAAAGTCATACAGTATTTACAACGTTGCGTCTTCCATTCCTGCAACTCTGAGTTTTACAATATTTGTAATTTGCCACTGTTTTTGGTCAAGTGCTTTAAGTATTCCTAACCATTTATTACGTATTAATGCAAATTCGTTTATGATCTTTTCATAGTCAACTACATCTGCTTCACCGTCAACGTACTTTTCAACATCTCTACTGCTTAAAGCACGTTGATAGTTTTCAAGATACTTCTTAAAAAATGAGCTACGCAATCTACGTAGCTCAATATTTAAATATTCAAGTATAGCTTCAATTTCTTGCAATTGATTAAAACGATGTTCTACAATACCAGGCATCATTGATGCTTGTTTTTCAACATTTCCAACAAGTTTACACTCTGCTCTAGCAGTTGTAAGCTCATCTTCAAAGTATTTTATAGCCGCTGGTATTTCATTTATATTACGACTTACCGAGCTGTACCAACCCATTATTCATCCCATTCATCATAGTCATCAGTATCTTGTTGATCCATTTCTAAATAGTATTGAATAGCGTAATCTAAGTGCTTGTCAGCGCCTAGCATTTCCTGTAATTGATCGTCACCTATACCATAGTCTATTAATGTATCAACATATTTTTCTGCTGCAAGTTCTATATGCTTTTTATCAAAATACTCTTTAAAAAGCATCCATATGTCTGCCACAAATTCTTCATTCATTTAAGACAGGCTCCTCGTTCTGATCCACAGCTTCTTCGTCTGCGTTAGCGATATTTACCATTTGTTGCTCTTTTGCCGGTAAATCGGCCATGATCATTTCGAGTAGTTCACCTGTCCAGTTCTTGCGATATTCTAGTGTTTCTTCGCCTGTGCTACTTATATATTTGTAGCGGTTACCTTGCTTCTCAAGTAAGCCTTTTGCTTCTAGCAAATCAAACATACCTGAATACGGATCCATACCTGTTTCATATGGAATTTTTACTTGTACACCTTCAAAAGGTTTAGCGTAACGTGTTTTCATAACTTTACACGCGGCTCTAATACCATTTACTGTGCTGGTTTTGTTACCATCTGCATCCTCTTTTAGTTTTAGCTTTTTCATAGCAACAACCATTGAGCTTGCGTAGATAAAGCCACTACCGCCTGAGATCTTGTCATCTGGATCAAACATATCTTGCGATGCGTATGTGTGGTTAGTAACAACCATACCTACGTTGTGTGAACCAAACATATTAACACAGTTAGTAACCAATGCTTTTAGTGCCTTAGCCTTACGGCCCATATCACCTTTCATATCACCTGCTTCAAACTGATTAACTTCGGTTGGTGACATAAGCATACCTAAACTATCAACTACAAACAACACTTTAGGTCTATCATCTTCGTCCATTGCACGATAGTCATCCATAAATGTTGAAATAGTTTTAGCAACATCATCAATCATTGCCATATTAAGTTTTAGGATTTTGTCGTCTGTTGTTTCTACACCTAATGCGTGTAGCCACTTTTCGTCAAGTGCATTTTCACTGTCAATTAGTACAACAAAGATGCCTTGTTCTTGTGCTGACTTTACAATATTGCCAGACACAATGTAAGACTTGCCTGCACCTGATTCGCCTGCAAACACGCTTACTTTTCCTAATGGAACACCTTTTCTAAAGTCTCCACTAAGTAAATAGTTAAGTGCAAAGTTACCTGTGCTGATCCAATCTTGTGGATCATTGAACCCTGAACTCATACCTTTAATAGATTTTGTTAAACTGTTTCGAAACTTTGAAGGATCGAATGCCTTAGTAGCCATATTTTCTCCTATTCTAAAAAGCAAGTAACCCCCCGGTATTGAGCCAGCTATGCTAAGCCTGGGGGGTGTTGTTAACTTATTGATTTTGTCGAGCTCTAATCATTGCTAAAATGTCTTGAGCACCACCAGCCTCTTCTGCTGGTGCGGCTTCTGGAGCCGGAGCAGGAGCAGGTTCAGGTGTTGCTTCTTGAGCAGGTTCTTTCCAACCTGTATCAGTTTTTGTTTCTGCTACAGGTGTTGCTGGAGCAGGAGTTGCTTTTGGTGCAGATGCATTAGGATCACCTGTACGTGCTTGCATTCCTGCTGGACGGAAATATTGACTCCATTTATCAGGATCATATGCTTCACCGTCAACACTTGCTTCAAACATTTCTGTTAGAACTTTTACTTCAACTTCTCCTGGCTTTTTAGGAAGAAAGTCATTTAGATTAAACAATCCGTGATTGTTAATCGCCGCCATTTCACTATCGCCTAGTGGACGCTCTCTACGTGCCCAATTACTTGCACCGTAGTCTGCATAACCTCCTTTGGAACCTTTAGCAAGACGGAAGTCTACACCAGCAGTATAGTCTGTTGGTAGCTCTTCCATATCTGGATCCATAAGAGCTGCTTTAATTAATTGGAAGATTTGCGGTCCAATAATGAAACGTCTAATTGGATTCTCTGGCTGAGAATCTTCTTTAAGTGGATCATCCACAACAAAGCCTTGAAAAATATACGAACGCTTTTTCCAATACTTACGACCCATATCTTCAAGACTTGGATCTTTGAACCAACCTCTAACCTCTTGTAAGATAGAGCAAGATTCGCCATACATTTCCATACACGGAACTTGTACTTGTACTGGGCGTGAATCAGTTTCACCTTTTACACCCGCAAATGGAAGTTTAATCATCAAACGCTCTTTCCAAAAGAAAGTGTTTGAATCATCTCCATCAGGCAAAAAGCGTAGAGTTGCTTGCTCGCCTTCTTTCATATTCCAAAATGGGTAAATTGCGTTATCGCCACCGCCTGTGTTTCCACCGCTTGTACGATTTTCTTGTTCTTTGAGCTTTGCTCGGATTTCTGCTAATGATGCCATAGTTATGCCTCCTTAAATTTGCCTATGTTCTATGTGCCTTAAATGTGTAGCACATAATAGTAATACTACACAAGTTTATTTATCTTGTCAACTATTTTTTTGACTTTTTTTTCAAAGAGTTAGCTGATTAAGTTAAACCAGCTAATCTCATAATGTCTTCAGACTCTTTAGATATATATTTGTCTTTGATTGCGCCTTTTTCTTCTTCACTTGCGCCTTCACGTCCGGCTTTTTGTAGTTCTTCAAAACCTTTTTTACCGTACTTTTTGATACCTATATGTCTTTGCAGTCCGCTTTCATCAACTTCTGAATCACCTTCGTCTAAACCACGTAGTTTTTTTGCTTTTGAAATATAATCGGTTAATG